TATACAAAAACTTCATTTTAAGTTATATGAATTTCAAGAAGATACGGATTATGTTACATTACAACCGGATGCAGAATGGTACATGGTTCTCGAAGTTACAACAATAGACGTAAAAGAAAAACCTATAAACAAAGAAGTTCAAATTCTTGAGGCTTTACATAAACTTATCGGGAAGATAGATGATCTTAACGTAAACGTTAAAAAACTTCCAGATAAGGAGGATATCGAAAAAATGGAAATAGAAAAAAAGAAAAAATATCCACTTTATTACCTTCTTACAGTAATTCTATTATTTGGAAGCGGATTTTATCTATTAAAACGTAAAAATGTACCTACATCTATGCAGGTACCAATGTCTATGCAACAAAGGTTTTAAATTTATTCAGTTTTTTTAACTGGAGTTTTTTTAGCTGGAGCTTTTTTAGCTGGAGATTTTTTAGCTGGTGAAACAATTTTCTTTGCTACTGAAGTTGGCGCTGGCGCTGGTGTTGCTACTGGCGCTGGTGTTGCGACTGGCGCTGGTGTTGCGACTGGCGCTGGTTTAGCGACTGGTGCTGGTGTTGGTGGTTCGATGAGATCAACGAGTTGTTTAAGTATACCATAAACAGCTTCTGGTCGAACCTTTGGTCTTTGAGATTCAGAGTCGATTTTGCTTAAAAGAAATATTATCTTTATAGTAAATGTTATTCATCGGTCCAACTCTCCTGAGTGGAATTGGACAACATTGTAAAAAATATATGGATATCTTTCCTGAAGTTGGATATACTAAATATATTCAGATACATGAAGATATACCCGAATCCGATAGTGCTTTTATATTTGCACTTCCTGTAAAATATTGGTTGGATAAAATACCCGAAATTAAAAGAAAAATAAAAAATGTTACGTGTATGACCGTCTGCGAAACCGAGACGGTTCATGAAGATTATGGTAAGCTTTTTGATTTATTTGATAAAATTGCCGTACCAAGTGAATATTGCAAAAAAGTATTTAAACGACAGTTCCCGTCTAAACATTTTTATATATTGCATGCACATATACCTGATAAGAGACCTTATACGTTTTATCATATAGGTAATGTATACGATCCACGTAAGAATTTTAATAAAATATTAGAATGTTTTATACGATTAAATAAACCTGATGCTCGATTAATTGTTAAAGCAACGTCTAAACACCCGTTTAAAGTCAATATACCAAATGTTACTATTATTAATGATCTTTTACCAGATGAATATATGGAAGATATACACAATAAATCCGATTGTTATATAAGTTTTTCATCATCGGAAGGTGTGGGTATGGGTGCAGTCGAAGCGGCGGTAAGAAATAAACCAGTTATTATAACAGACTATGGAGGTGCGGCAGAATATATAGAAACACCTTATACGATAAACTGCGAACTCCAAAAATTACCTAAAGATGATTTTTTATACAAAGCTGGTATGGAATGGGGCAAACCCAATGTAGACCAGCTAATAAAATTTATGGAGGATGCATATAACAAGAAATTAAGGTATATGGACCATCCGAAAACTCGTATGTTGACTTGTAAAGAAAATGTATTACAAGAATTCGTCGTTAATGTAATTGGTAACAAGAATAATCATACCGGTCAATATAGCCCCGGAAGTGAGTGATCCCCTTTGGGCTATAAGCATGGCGACAATATCATCTATAAATTTAATATTAGTTGGTTTTTTTAAAATTTCTGGTACGATTTGAGAAATGGCGAGGTAAAGAGCCATTCCTATTATAACAGGTCTGAGGGTTTCCTGGTCTAACATTTACTATTACAATATATTTATTTTTTAGAAGAATGTTTTTTACAATATTGTCCACAAGATGCTTTAAAGTTACATCGTTTTCCACTCATTGTTATCGCGGAACATATAATAGTTTTTGTTCTATTGTGAATTATATTTTCCGGGACCACTTCTAAAAATTTTATTTTACTCTTTTCTCTCTTATCGTCATACTTTTTACGAGACTCTCTAAGTTTATGAATACTTCTCGCAAAACGTTCACACTTTTCTTCTTGGTTTTTGTATAAACCTCGGGCAATATCTAAATCTTTTTGTTCATATAACATGTTCATTTTCACGTCGGGTTTGGGTTTGATTCCTAATATATATTATATATTTCGAAACTGAGGTTATAAAAATACATATAATTATAGAATTACAAATAACATAATACCATAAATATTCATATATACCCAAAAATGTTGTTAACAGCATAGCAAACATAACATATACAGTGTACACAATAATACCGTACAGACTGTTATTTTGAACACTATGTAATGGTAATACACATGCAATACAATTAGATATAGATATCATATTATCATATACGAGTGAATAATATGCACTAACTAAAATAATAAACAAATTTAACCAATGTACAATTTTTGGTTCGAATAATTGATAATCGGGTTGTCGTCGTCGTTGTTGAATTTCGAGTTCGGGGTTAGGTAACACTTCTAATACAGATGGTCTTTCTTCGTCATAATTTATACCTATACAACGAGTTCCATCAGGTTGTCTAATTTCATTATAGTACATAAAAGAATAATTTGTTTTTCTTTTATGTACATTAATTGTAAAGGATTTTGTTTCAATTGTAACGCACCTTTGAATCCTTATATTAAATCGAATAATTATGAGGTTCGTGAACTTATTAGGAAATATAGACGTATTAACCCAATCTGGTTATACAACAATGAAACGTATTATAAGTTTTACGGAAATGTATTGAAACGTGTATGTTTTTCTTGTTTTACAACCCTTAAAAAACCAAGTAAAAGACAATTACTTTTAAGAGAGATAGGTAAAACTAAAAATATAACAGCTAATTCTTTATCGTTATCAACAAAAGATATTTTATTTTGGTATCAAAATTTGTACAGATATGTTTCCAAAAATTTTAAAAATAGACAAATGATCGTGTATAACTCCATTTAAAAAATTATATATAATAAGTAGTATGTGCGATACCAGTGGTCCAAATACAGGGTCTATAATATCACTGAATGCGATAGGTAAACAGGATACGTATTTGATAGAAAATGATCAGACTAAATCTTTTTTTACAAATAAAAGTAAAAGACATTCTAATTTTACAAAATTTCATAAAAGTACTGTTGTTAATAAACCATCTAATGCTTCGTCAAATTGGCCATTTAATCAAAATGTTAGCGTAACACTTAACCCGAGAAATATGGGTGATCTGTTATCAAATATGTATATTTCGTTTGATTTACCAGCGGTTTCTAATTCTAATTTTAACTTTTCTGACCAAATTGGTAGACATGTTATAAAGTCTGTAACTATGCGTATAGATGAACTCGTTATAGAAAAGTTTCATGCAGATTGGGGTATAATTCATGATGAACTTTATTTAGACGAATCAGAAAAAAGAACTTTAAGATACACTATCAACAGAAATTTAGCACAGGGTACGGCTATATCGAATAAGAGTTTGGCGATACGAAATTCAAAAGTTTTTATTCCAATACCGTTATTCTTTTCAAGAAAATACGAAAATGATGAATATGAAACTAATAAACCAAATAGACCCTATTTTCCGACGTGTGCTATACATAAACAAAAAATACAATTTGATATTGAGTTTTTCCCACAAAATTTCTTTACCGATGATACTTCTACTTTATCGCTGAGTAGTTTTAACATTGTTACAGAGGAAATAACAATTGAAAATGCAGAACGTATGTATTTGAAAAATGAAAAACAAACTTTTATTACAGATATAGTACAGAAACATCCTTCTCTCCTTATAAATTCGGGTGTTTCTAATACAAAAATAGAACTTGTACCTAAAATACCGGTTAAATCGATTAACTGGTTTTTTAGAAAAACTTTATTCGAAAACGAATCTATATCAAGGGGACCAGGTTTCACTAATTCAACTGATAATAATAAATACTACTTTCACAATAGGTATAATTTATCTACACAAAGTACTTATTCAATTACTAACGAATTTTATAATCCTCCCATGTCAAGTGCTAAAATTTTTGTAAATGGAGAAGATATTCCGGGGTTTCAAGATAGCGATCATAAATATTATAAATATACCATACCATTATTGTCTCGGTTATCAAGGCCTTTAAGAAATATATACACGTTTGCATTCTCGATGAATCCGGTAAATGTAGAACCATCGGGAAGCTTGGATTTTAGTCAGTTACAATCTAACAGAACTGTTTTAGATGTTAAAATGGTAAATGGTCTACCCGAAGACTATAATTTACACATTTATTATGTAGGTTACCAAACCTACACGTTTGAGAATGGATATATTAAACGTGCTTATTAAATAACTTATTTTTATTTATTTTTATATATTCGATTATATTATTTTTTATACACCATCTTATAAAATTTAACTGCGCAACTGTTGTATGAATTTCATCAGATGTACCTGGTATTGTGTAACTAATCTTATCTGTTCTACAAAAAGGATCAAATAACTTTTTACTATAACCATCCAAGCTCGATTTATAGGCACAGTGAACACTGAAAATTTTTCCATCGTTAGTTTTGTATGTTAAATTATTTTTTTTAGAATAATTTGTTATGAACCATTCGAGATTTCTCAAAGATATACCACCAGATTTGTTTAGTATCTGTTTTAATACATCTTTATTTTTAGATTCTTTATAAAAACCATCTATAGAAGTTAATAATATATCTGATTTATTCATCTTATATATTTTTATTAATTAAACTTTAAGTTTATTTAAAAACTGTTTTTGTAATAGGTAGTGGTGAAGATTCATCATCGGACGTATTGTTGGATGAACTGTCATTACTAACATTACATGGAACTTTTATCCAATTAGAAATAATAGGCACACTATCTATTTTTAAACTTTTTGCGTGACTTTTACAAAATTTATACGAACCAACCTTCCATTTAGCAGATTTCATGCATATTTTACCACTATTTGATATCCCACAACATAATTTTATACACCCGGAATCCCGAGTATGTGTGTCAATTATATACTCTAAACAAGATGATATATTAATAAGTCCTTTTTTTTCTCGAGATAAACGTTCAATTGTATTACATTTTATAATATCGAGTCTTTCTATAGCTGTATTATGAATAGCATTACTTAGCCTAAATTCAATTCGTGCAGTTTCTCTTATATCTAACATTTTTGGAAATGACACATATTCGTCTTTATAAACATATTCACATTTTTTAATAAGATCGTCAAACGGTATTTTATATTTTTCAGAAATTTTATGATATATATGAATGAGCTCGTATTTTATTAGATTTTTGATATTTTTTTCAAAAACCTCGATCGTTTGTGAAAAAGTTGTGATATCCATATTCTTATAATACATTGTACTTTATTTTTTAAGTTTAAAAATGTCTGATATACGTTGCTGTTTAGGATCGTAATCACACAATTTACTTCGTTTTTCGGGTTTAGAACGTGTTATGAGTTCCCCGAATATTTCTTCCTTAGGATTATCAAATAATGGTTCTATAAGATCACATATAGGGTTGATAAATTTATTAAGAAAATAATAAGAGTAATCTATATCCATTTTATTATCGACCGCGTATTTCGGATCTTCAGCCTTCTCGTAAGCTTTTGCTCTAGGATCCCAAGTTTTACATAAAATATAAGGAACTCTATCACCAGATTGTGGTTCAGAACCAGGTTGTCTATCACGCATCTTATTGCGAACCTGTACGTGTGGTAGATTATCAGACTTATACGAATCACCCAATTGTTGAGAAATTATAAGCTTTTCGTTAGGTACGTCACCTTCTAATAACTCGATAGCCCGTTGTAAAGCTAACGCTTTAGGTCTACTCGTATTGTTACTTTCTAATATAACATCGAGTAACTCTTTGGAAACTTCACGCATATAAGGAGTATTATCACGCCGAACAAGTTGAAGGCCTTTCACATCTATACAATCCATATTCATTTTACCATCTTTACCTTGCGTCCATAATTTTGCCGCATACCTTTTCTTTGAATACAAAAAATATGGATAATACACCTTTTCAAGTTCTAGATTGTTTGGTTTCTTAAAAAGTTTCGTACACTCTTCTGCCGCGCGTTCACCAAGTTCCCAACTATATTTAATAGCCTCCTCACCTTTACGTTCACCGACGTCAAATTCAACCATAACAGAATCAGTATCACCGTACCTTACCTTTGCACCCGGGTAATGTTTCTCGACGTAATTCTTTGTATCTTCGATCATCATACGTCCTTTCATTGTTGTCGAAGACGCTATAGGTACACATGGTAAAATACCTTTAGACGCACCGGTAAAACCGTATACAGAATTCATTGAAATCTTATACGCCAATTGTTTACCATTATACATCTCTTTTAAAGATCCCGTCGAATTAGCCATATCTTTTTTTGCCTGTTTTCTAAACTGTTTAAGTTCTGTTAAGATATTTGGTATAAGACTCGGTACATTTTGTACGAATTTATAATTTCCAAATGTTTCGATCTCTAAATCGGGGTATAAATTTTTGTTTTCGTACACAGGGTCCATTATCAAGGTAGAATAACACAAATTGTGTCCCACCATTATAGACGGGTACAAGGCTTCAAAATCAAGGGCGGTTATCGGTGTGTAATACGCACCCTTTTGCGCCTCCAGTACAGTCGCACCTTCATATCCATCGACGAGACCCTGTCCCCACTCAATAGTAGGAACAAGGTACCCCATTTCTCTCGCTTTTTTAGTTAACTGACTAAACACTTTAATCTGTTGTCCTCTCTCGACTAAATAACATAACGGAACCCATGTCGCTTTTGCCATCTCGAGAAGATTTATAAGTGTACATAATTTAGAAAGTAATTTGTGCGGAAGTAAAGTATCTTTTATACAATATTCCGCAACCTCGCGTAGTTTTACCGGATCTCCCTCTCTGAAACGAGCAAACATTTCTTTGATAGGCATATCAATCTTTTGATCACCCAAATATAATTTAGAAACGTTATCGAGTTTATACGAATCGAGTTTATACCCTTTTTTAACCTCGTGAAACATATCAAAAATGAAACGACCTGGTATAGGTAATAATTTAAGTTCATTATCACCAAGTGCACTCGAAGACAGTTTTTTTACTTTCATCTCACACGTATGACCCTTAAGTTTACTCATTTCATAAAATTTAGACGAACACCTAACCATATTAGCTCGTGTCATTATATAATTCATATCAAAACCGAATATGTTCCAACCAGTTATTATATCTATATCCATTTTTACCATATATTCACTAAACGCTTCTAACATCTTACGTTCAGAATCGTAACTTAGAATAGTACATCCTTCAAGCTCACTATCCGTTTGTTTATAACAAAAACAGGTTTTATTATAAGGAACGTCTGTACCAAAATAACACAGGGAAACTGCAATTTGAAAACAACAATCGCCTAATATTTCAGCATCCGGGAATTTACCAGTCGAACTATTACATTCAATATCAAGGGATGCGACTACAAAAGGCGCAGTTTCAGGTTTATCGATCGGTTTTAATTTTTTCCAATTACTACATGTTATATCAATGTCAGTATTTGCGTAATTTGTATCAGTACAATCACTCCCAGAATCTAACCACCCAGTTGACTGAATACCAGTTATATGCATTAATCTAAGTACCGGATCCAAATTAGACTCATAAAGTTTCAATTTTACCTCTTCACCGGTAAATTTCCATCGTCGGAGTTCTTCGTCGTTTACGATATCAAACACCCATTCATACATTTTCAAATGTCTTTTCAGCGTGTACCCAACCTTACGACGATTCGCGAGTGTATCAAAATTAAGTTTCATAAAATAAAATTTTTTACTATTCTGAAATCCCCAAACATCCATAGAAGACTGTATATCGTAACTCATTTTTAAACCAGGACAAACCTGTCTTATACTATCGTAATATATCTCAGCACGTCTATCGTAACCATCAGTAGGTAATTTAATAAAAAAATAAGGAGCAAAGTGTGTAGTAAGACATATAGATTTTCCACTCTGTGTCTTACCAAATATATGTACTAAATGTTGATCATCTTTGTCTTCGGTTTCCCAGGTAAGTGCCTGAAAGACGACCATTTTTCTTATTACGTTATCGCTCGATTTTTTTAATATACTATATTAGTAAAATATGTCAGCTGCTTTGATCGATCTAGTATCAGTAGGTGCACAAGATGTGTACATCACAGGCGACCCACAAGTCTCATTTTTTAGACAAAACTATAAACGTCATACCAACTTCGCGATAAAACCAGAACGTCTCGATTATATCGGTTCATTTACGGAAGGTGCCGAAATCAAAATTCCAATCCAGTCAAAGGGTGATCTTTTAAGCTATGTTTGGCTCGAAGGTGCTGATATTAACACCAAACATCTAGACAACGCAGTAACAAGTTTATTTAATTCTCAATCAAACCCAACCGAATTTTCTCTTTGGATAGGTGGTCAAGAAGTGTGTAAATTGGATGCTCTCTATGTTGCGGGTGTTCATAACGTTCTCTATAACGAATCTCAGGCAAAGGCTACCACTGCTATGACCACAAGAGATCAGCAAGCAAATGCTAGTAAAGGAAGTTACGTCATACCATTCTTTTTCAGTGAAGACTGGACCAAATCCTTACCACTCGTCGCGCTTCAATACCACGAAGTTGAAATTAGAATCAAGTGTAGAACTGGTGGAAGTGGTGCTCTCGGTGCGATATCACCAAAAGCGTATGCCTCGTACATATATTTGGACACAGCCGAGCGTGAATTCTTCGCGAATAGCGAACATGAACTCCTCATAACACAAGTTCAGTACCAACCAATGAACAAAGCTGATACGTCGGTCGATCTTTCGTACTTTAACCACCCAGTTAAGGCCGTTCATATCACTGCATCTACAGAAACTGATATTTGGTCATTTACCGAAGGTACCATGTATATAAACGGTACACCACTTTT